TAAGAATATAATTCCTCTCCTTTACCACTAAATTTACGTGTGTCGTCTTCTATTTTGTCTTGAAATAAATAAAGTAATCTATTTTCTTGTTTATTTCTTCTTTTATTTTTAGGTCTATTTGGATCCTTATCATCTGCAAATAAATTAGTACCTAAAAATCCTCCTGTTGCATCTATATATCCTTTATGTACTCCTGGTATAAGACCTTCTCTATCAAATCGTATTCCTGTTCCTGCAGTAGCAATTGAAGCTAATGTTGTTAAGGGGGTATATGTTCTTTGATTAGCATCTGATGTTGAAAATAAACCCCCCATAGGTACATTCATTTTAGGGTTAGATAATTGTAATCCTACCTGTTTTGCTATAAAAGATATTCCTTGGGGAGTAATTAAAAATTTACCTATTCTTGCAACATCTGTAAGATTTCTTTCTACATGAGTTACTGCTCCTCCCCTTATAAAACTATCTGTAACATTGTCTATAGCACTTGCTACATTTCCAGAAAAATCTATTAATGGTCTAGTCATAAGAGGTCTTTGGACAGGTCCCCCTCCCCAAGCACCTCCATCAGGATAATCTAAAGATGTTAAATCTGATTTTAATTCTTTTAAACCCATTAATTATGTAATTTTTAATAATGTCCGTCTGATGGTCCTTTACCTGCTTTATAATTTGCGTGGTTTGGTAAACCTCCATCTAAATCTTGAAATATTGAATTTCCTGAGGGTCCAGGTGAAGGTCCTACTGTTACTCCGTTGTTTGTGTATGTTTGAGTTAACATTGCTTCATGTAAATCTTTTCCTCCTAATTTTTTTCCTTGTAATCCATTTCCATCAGAAAAACTAGGCATATTTGCTAACCCATCTAAATCTTGAAATTCTGAATATCCTGAAGGTCCTGGTGATGGTCCTACTGTTACTCCATTATTAGTGTATGCTTGAGTTAACATTGCTTCATGTAAATCTTTTCCTCCTAATTTTTTTCCTTCTCCACCTACATCACCAAAAATAGGACCTTTTGCTCCATCTAAATCTTGGAATTGGGATTTATTTGGTGATGATTGATAAGTTACACCTGAATTTTCACTTAATACATCTGTTGTTAATAAATCTACCATATGATCTTTATTGGAATTAAAGGGAGAATCTGATGTTCCTCCAATTGTATGATAATTTCCAGCACTTGGTGGAGTAACACCTACGTTAGCTCCTTCTTGACCTCTATTATGTCTGTCAAGTATTGATTTCATTTCTGTTAGATTACTCATAATTTTATTTTTTTAATGTTTATTATACATATAAATTAACTAAAACTGGTTTCATATTTAATTGAATATTCATTCCCCCCACTATTTAATGGGCTTGAATTTGAATAATTAGAATCTTTTTCTCTTATTATAACTGGTTGTTTAGGTTTTTCTTTTTCAACAGTTCTTAAAGCTAATATTAAATCATCTTTATTTATTCCACTAGATGTATTTGTATTATTTACGGGTTTGATAATAGGTGCACCAAACCCCATCTCATTTGCCTTACTTAAAGGTATAACGGCTTCTGTTTCACCTGCTTCACCAATTGTAGCTAAAGTACCCCCAGGTGTTGGTTCTATTATACCCCCTTCTGCCATTTTTTGACTTTTGGCTTTTTGGATTTGGCTATATAATACTCCAGTAGCTACTAATGCTAAAGGGATTCCAAAAGGTCCCATTGCTGCAAAACCAGAAAATATAGAAGCTACAGCTCCAATAATAGATTTTACAGCAAATGCTGCCATTACTCCCCCTAATACTGCAGTTGCAACTGATGATTCAGCTATATATCCAGCTAAAGATGCAGCCATATCAATTATAGGGGTTAAAATTCCTAATATATCCCCAAATACTCCTTTTAATTTTTCTACACTAGCATTCATTTTATCACTTGCTGATAAAGCTTCTAACTGTTTTGCTACATCTTCATTACCTTCCGCTCTTGCTTCTGATGCTAAAGCATTTAAATCTGCTTTTTTAAGTAATTGATCAGATAAAGCATCTGTTGACATACCTAAGGAAGCTGCTAATGCATCTTGTTGTAAGACATTCAATTTTGTAAAATCACCAAAATCTCCTACATTTTTATTAATTTCTTGTGTTAAAGTTTCATAATCACCTGTTAATGCTGCTAATCTTGCTTTTTCAAGATTTAGTTGTTTACCTGTTAGTAATTCTGCTTCTAATTCTGCTTCAATAGATGATTCAAAATTTAATATTGCTTTTCCTGCAGCTGCTACATCACTTAATTCCATCCCTAAGGCTTTTGCTTGTGCAACTGCTTGACCTAAAGCTTTAGGGTTTGCCGCTAATTGTGCTCTTACTTGACCTGATACTTTATTTGTAGCTTCTAATGTTGATTTAATGTCTAATCTTACTCCAGATTCTTGTTCTGCTGCTAATAATCCATCTATTTGGTTTAAATAAGCTTCTCTTATACCTTGACCTGTTACATTAGCTAATCTAGATAATTCTCCTGCTGATTCTTCAGTTAAGACTGAAGTTTTAAGTAATCTATTTGTGTCTATAAGTTGTTGTTGAGTAAATTTAACTCCTGTTCCTCTAAATGAATTTAATTTTGATTGAGCTTCTAATAAACCTAAAGAATTAGCTAATAAATCTTCAGATCCAGCTGCTGCAAGAGATATCTCATGTCTAAATTGTGTAGCTTCTTTATTACTAATACCTAAATTTCTTTGTAAATCTCTTGTTTGATTACTAAAATTCATTAATTGTTGAAGTATAACTAAAGGATCAGTCATGTTTTTCATAATAGATTTACCTATTTCCTTTACTTGAATTCCAAAACCTTGCATTTTACCAACTAACCCATCTTCTAGTGTGCCTGCTTTTTCTTTTGCTGCTAGTTGTTCTTCGGTAGCTTTTTTAATTTCTGCTAAGTCTCCTATTTGTCCCCCTGTAAGTTTATTTATTACGCCTAAAGATTTACCTGTAAGCCCCATAGCACTTTCTATATTTTTTCTATGTTCTAATTCTTGTTTAAGAGCATTATCAATATCATCTGCTTGAGATATTTGGGCTTCCATACCTTTAGATATATCTGCTAAGGCTTGGGCTGCATCTTCATTACCAGCAGCTACAGCTTCAGCTCCCTTTTTATCTACTTCAAATTTTTCATTTGCAAGATTTGCTGCAAGGTGAGTATTTTTAAGTATATCTTTCTCTATAGAAGCTGATGTATTTTGAAAATTACTTCTTTCTTTTACTTGTGAAGTTATAGTCGCACCTAAACTAGATAATTGTGATGTAGTTTTGGTGATTCTTTTGGCAGCTTCATCTGTTAGATTAAAAGGGGCTTCTAATTCTTTAGCTATATTAACACTATCCTTAATAGCATCAGTATTTTGTCTATTAATTTCTAAATTTTCAGATAGAATTTTTTGTAAAGCTTCAAAAATTTGAACTTGGGTTACGCCCGATTGTTCTGAATTTTGTTGTTGTTTTTCCTCCTCAGTCATAGTGTAAAATTATTCGTGTATAAATATGAAAAAAAGAAAGACATCGTATGATGTCTTTGCTTAAAAATTATATGTTGACGATGGGTTTATATTAGGACCCATTGGCTTATTAGAAGAACTTGGCTTTTTATTTGCCTTTTTTATTTCTTCATTTTGTTTTTTATTAAACTCACTTATTTTTTTAATATGAAAGAGTCTCATCCAAGTAGGCATATTATAGACTTCAGAGTGTTTAAATCCACCACCTCCATGGAACACTAAGTCATGCACTTGGGAAAATAGGATATTCCTATACGTCGGCGTCAGGCCAAAAAAACTGAAGGCCAATGGGTATTGTTGCATTTTTGAGGTCCCCATTTTTACCCTCATATTCAAATGTTAAATTAATGTCTGGTTGTATTTCTTTAATGTAATTTCTCAATTCTCTAGAATCTCTAGCTAATAATTTATTATCAACAAATTCTCTAATTGTTTTTGTTTCATAATCCCCATCAACAGATGTGATAATATATTTCATTCTAGTAGATATATCGTATGATATATTTTTATTAAGTCTTTTAAGACCTTTTAATTCTTTTTCAATATCTTTTTCATCACCATGAGTTAAAATTTTAAAAGTTACTTTTATTTTTGCAGTAGGTAATGTAAAATTAAATTCATTTTTACCACCTTCTATTAAAGACTCATCTATTTCTTTATCTTTAATTTCAGTAAGATCTATTGTTTTTTCTTCCCCCTGATGATTAAATGAATAATCTTTACCATATCCTAAAATACGAGCAGCAACTAATATTGCATTTTTATCTCCTGTTAGTAATGTATTATAATCAATAGGAGTTATAATTAATGATTGTAGTAATTTATCAATTACTGTTCCATTTTCTATTAAGTTTTGGTTAGTTAATATATCTTCTTCTCGAGCTGTCATATACTTCATTTCTATTTTTCCTTTACTTAAAGGTGAATCTATTGAGTATAATAAACCTTTTGAAGGTAGAGTAACTTCCTCTGAAGGAAATTGGTTTTTTGTTTGTTCCATAACGTTATTTATTTATTAAAAACTAGTTCAGATATACATATATAAAGAAAACAAAAAAGCGCCAAAATAGGCGCTTTCTTTTTTATATAAAATAAAATTTAGTAATTTAAAATAGCGTAATCCATATTAATTGTTAATGAAATATTCATTGGTTCAGCAGTAGACCAATCCATATCTCCAAAATTAGCAGATGAACAAAATGCACCTTTCATAATCCATTCTTCAACAACATCACCTACTGGTCCTAAGGTATGAATATGAATATCTTTTTTATAAAAATCAGAATAACCATCTCTACCTGTTACAGATTCGTGAGATAATCTAACCCACTCCATTACTGCCTGGGCACCTGATGGTGTTACTGGATCATAAAGATCACATGTTATATTTGCCCAATTTGCTTTCCCTTTGATTTTTCTTTTCACGTTAATGTGATCAAGAACTATTTCTCCAAATTCAATACTAGGTCTTGCTATTTTTTTAATTAAATATGATGGTATTCCATCTATAAGCATTAGGAACCTATTTTTTAATTTAGGTTCAAATGCTGTGAACATCATTTCATTGGTTGCTTTAATTGCCATCTTTTATTGTTTTTTATTATTCTATTATAAATATATTATTTTTTAACTTTTTATGAAGGGAATGTAGCTCCTGTTGGTAAAATGTTAAAGTCAAGTACTATAAATTCTGCTGTTTTAGTTGGTTGTAAATAAATTCCACCTACTAATTGATTTCTATCAATTACATCTGCTGGGTTATTACCTTCATCCATTTGTACTCTAAATGCAAATAATCCTTGTTTTTGTTGTACTGATTCTAAATATGGATTAACAATATTTAAGAATCTCATTCTTGTTGTAGCTGTATTTTGTTCAAATACTAAGTATTTAGAAGAACTTGCAATAAATTTCTTAAGTGCAATTAATAATCTTCTAACATTAATTCTATCTAAAGCTGTTGATCTTTCTTGTAATGTTTTCTGACCCCAAATACAAACTCCTGTTTGTGGGAATGTTGCAATTGGATTAATTTTAGCGTCATATAATACGTCTCTTTCAGCTTGATTTAATCTTATTTTAGCTTCAATTACATTTCCTAATACACCTCTATTTAAACCTGCTGGTGCAAACCATTCTGCTGCAATTCTATCAGATTGAGCTATTGCTCCTGGTACAATTACTGAAGGTGGAACCATTACTGGTTTATTTTGAGCTGTATCTAATACTTTAACCCATGGATAATAAACTGCAGCATAATTAGTATCTAAACCGGCTACATTATTTACTGCTGTTTTTACTGAAGCATCTATTGTATTTAAATCCATTACAAAAAATGCATCTCCTCTTTCTTCACACATATCAATACCTGCGTTTGCAATTAAAGGATGAGTTGCATAATTTACTCCTGGCATAGCTAACATATTAATGTCGTATTCGTCTTGGTTTGAAAGAATATTAATTGCTTTTTTATATCCTTTATATCCTGCATCACTTGTTGCATTTACATCAAATCCATATAAATTAGCTCCTGTTGAGTATCCTGTTACAAAAGCATTAGGGGATTCATTTCCTGTTACTCTTACTATATCTGGTCTAATACCATCATCACCTCCTTGGAAAGGAACTGTAAATTTAAGTTGTGAGTTTTCAATTGCTGTTGATGAAAGTGAAGCACTTAATGAACCTGACCATATACTTGAACTTGGATGACCATGATGATTTTCTACATTAAAGTCACCTGATACGTTAGATTCTTGAACTGTTGGTAATGGTTTAATCCAATTCCAATTGTCTTTTGCTTTTTCTTGAAATTTCCATCCTAAATATCCTCTACTACTATAATTTCCTCCTACTGTTTGTTCTCCTTCATATGAAGCTGATGGTATTACCATAGTTGTTATACTAAGTGCAGCCATTGGGATTGGATTAATTATTGATTTAAATCCTTTAGGTGATAATTTTGGTGAGTATGCTTTAGCTGTTACTAATTCGTTTACTTCTACTCTAATATATTCTGAAACATTTGGATAATTACCTAACAATTCAACTTTATCTAAAGTGTCATTATATTGTGGAAATCTATCACCAATTACTCTTGAAATATATCTTGGAGAATCTGGATCTAAAGTAACATTATTAAATTGTTCTAAAGTACCATTTGCAACTGACTTATCTAAATTATCAAATCTTCTTACAAGTACTGAAAATTGTGAATATTGTTCTTCGTTGTCTATATCTGTTGGTTCTTTTAAATTAGCAATAGATATTTTATAATCCATATTACATGAAGTACCATGTGCTATTGTATGGAATCTAAATAATTCTTTTGTTGTTTTATTTGAATCTAAAAATTGTGAAGTAATAAATGGTGTGGATGCATATCCATATCCTTCTGTTTGGCCTATTCCTCCATCAAATTTTAAATCTGCTCCTGCTCCTACTGTTGCAAACATTAAATCTCTGTCTGCATTAATTCCTACATATCCACTAACATCTGCTCCTTGTGTTGTTGTTGATAAAGAAGCTGAAGCTGTAGTTAAGAAACCTTTTAGTATAATATCTGGAGCGGTTCCTGCTTCTGTGTTTGTTATAGTAAGTACATTACCCGCTGCTGATACTGAAAATCCTGGATCTGTAAGTGTTTGGATAGATCCTGTTATTAGATTTGCTAAATCAGAACCTGATATAAAACTACGTGCTGTTGCTGCATAAGAAGCATGAGCTTGTATAGTTGTAATTCCTCCACCTAAACCAGAATCTAAAAATAATGTTGAACCTGTTGTGTGGTTTGTATGAGGTGAACTAAATGAAGATGTAGAAAATAATATAGTTGTAGATTTATTATCTGCACTTGTTATTATTATACTTTGTGAAATATCAGGTACTGCTGCACCAGCAAAACCTTCTACCATTGATTGTGTGTTTAATAATGCACCAAATGTTATTGTTGAAACTTCTTTAGTAGTTGCAGATAATACATCACTTTGTAATTTTTCCCAATTATTATAAGTGTATGCTGGTACTGCTCCTGTTGCTCCTGTACCTGCTCCATATCCGGTAGCTGATGTTTTACTGTTGTTAGGATTATATCCTAATTGTTTTGCTAAATAATTATCCGCATTTGGGTTCATAGAAGCTGATATTTGTTTTCCAGCTACTAATGATGTACCTCCTGTTGCACCTTTTAAAGTAAGGCTAAAATCCATATCTAATTGACCATGAGAACCACTTCCTCCTGGACCTACCATTGTTGTTGATGATAAATCTGGTGTTGAAGTTGCTTTAGATGGAAAAAGAACTGATAATACCACATTACTACCTGATACTTCAGCTCCTCCTAATGAAGCTTCAGTTGAACGTGAACCTGAAAGTCCAATAACTACTATTTCGTTAGTACCATTTACATATTGATATCCTCCTCCAGCTAATACTCTACATACAGTTACTGATCCTGCGTTTTTTAAATATTCTCTTACTGTTTGTGGTATAAATGTTTCTTTATCTAAACCTCCAAATCGTCTTTCAAATTCTGAGAAACTTCTTACTACTGTTGGTACGAATGCAGGTCCTTTTACTGTAGGTCCAACAATTGCTGCTCCAATTGCACCTACTCCTTGAGGTAAGAATGAAAGATCATTTTCTCTTGTAAATACACCTGGGGAAATTATTTGTTCTGCCATTTTATGTTATATTTTTATATTAAAATTGTGTCTGTGGTTTGTTCCCATATAAATATGAAGAAAAGACGTAAACCATACTAAAATAAGCGATTAAATATAAAATTTAATCACCAATAAATATAACTAAAAAATAATAACAGTTATGAAGGTATAAATTCTCCTGTTTCTATATCAAGACTTCCCTTTCCATATTTATCTGTAAAAGCTTTTGCTATTTTAGTTTCTTCTTTTTCTAATGATAATAATGTAGATTTTAAACTATTTTCTTCATTTTCTAATTTAATTTTAGTAATATATAATTGACCAAATTTTAAATTAATCTTATTTAATTCAACTTGTAATTGTTTAATTTTTTCAATATCTTGAGAAGAAACTATTTTAGGTTTACTTAATACATCCGAAGGGGATGGGATTTTTTTATCTATTGCCATAACTTTTGTTTATTGTTGGATATACATATATGTAAATTAGAAAAGCCCGCCTTCTATTTTTCCAATTAATGTACTTGCACTTACAATAGAACCTGTTATATTTCCTTTCATAAATAAATCTCCACTTGCACTTATATTTTCTGAAGCTGTGATATGTTGTATATGTAAAATTGAGGATGAAACTATTGATGATGTAACAGCACCTGTAATAAATAAACTACCTGTTATCATTATAATTCCATTTGATCCTATCCTCATCATTTCTGTTGGTGGTGCACCTAAAGTTTGTGCAACTGAAAATATCATGTCTCCTGATACTCCTGTTACATCAGCTGATGAAACTTTTGTTGTTATAGAAGATACTTCACCTCCTTTTCTTTTTAATGTATTATCAAAATCAGATACCCATCTTAATGAACCCATTATATCATTTATATTAGGTTTTATAGGAACTATAGTTGTTCCCCTTGTATAATTTAGAATTACTTCACTTCCTGTGGCTGCTTTTCCCGCAATATTAGTAAATGATTCAAGATTACCTTCATCATTCATTTTAACCCCTACATCTTCTGATTTTTTTCTAAATCTTATTTCATCACCCTTTATATCAACATCAGAGGTTGGATCCTTTGTTCCAATCCCTACTCTACCTGAACTTGACATATATATTTGTGCTGCTCCTGAACCTGTGATTAATCCACTTGTATTATCATCAGGATCTAATCTCATTCCTATTGATGCTGATGAAGAAACCATATATCCTTGAAAAAATGGTTGATTTAAAAACCCAGAACCTGTTTGGATTAGGTTATAGGCAAATGCTTGGCTTCCACTTCCCCCTCCTATCATAAATGAAGTACCTAATTGCATACCATCTATTTGAACTTCTGTTCCTGAAAAATCAGGAGTAGCTACTGATCCACTATTTAAACTAGTAATAGTAAAAAAACCAGAAGAACTTAATAAATAATCATTAGGTAATTCATAAGATGATGAATTTCTAATTTCAAAAGAAGTACCAATTTTCATATTTTCTCCTAAAGAAGAAGATACTTGAAAAGTACTACTATCATCTACTAAAGCAGCACCAAATGTTCTATTATACCCTACAGATGCTGTTAAAGCTCTTACTGTTTTATAAGCTACTTGAAATGAATCATCATTATTTAATAAAGGTATGTCTACATAGGTTATATTTGTTCCAATTCCCCCCAATAAATGATTTATTGTTGAAGTTGAAGAGGAAGGAATTAAACTTGTTGGAGTTCCCGAACCAGAATAGTATCTTAATATTAATTTAGTATCATTTTGAAGATCAGCTATATCTGAACTACCACTAGTAATAATAATAGTAGCGTTAGCATTCATAGAGGTTAATTTTGTTAACCTATTATTATAATTAGCCGAACATGTTATTGCTATAATTTGGTTGGTTGAAGCAGATATAGCTGTTGATGAATCAGCTAATGTTCCTGAAGCAAATAAAAAAACACTACCTGATATTACTTGTTGTGTATTATATTGCAATCCATAGTCTACAGCCATATTATTTATTGTTGATTTTTAGGTTTTTTAGATTTATATAGTTGATTCATCTAGTTCAAAACAAAGAACCGAATTTATTTTAGGACTACCAGTAGCATCTGAATTCGACTCAAGACTAAGTATTATCCTGTCACTAGCAGTAAACATAGTAGTAGCATTGTAGCCAGTTTCATACGATATAACGTTTGTATCCGCTGTATTTGTTACAAAGCTAATCTTTTTACTTGTGTGTGATGCAGGCCCAGCATTTGATGCTACTG